AAATAAAGAGGTTTCTAGCTCTGGGCCCCCTATTGTTGTTACAATAGGCCATGCTAGGACGTGTACAGACAACGCCAACCGAGGCAAAGTACTGGAATTTAATTGTTTTGAAGCACATTTGAGTGATACGACGGCCCACCACCACAGTGAACCCGTTTAAACCTGTTTCCCAGGATCCCTCCCAAACGTCAACATAAACCATTCCAAACCTTCCACATATTGGTAATTATGTACACATGAGGTGCTACATTGGTTGTCACGCAATGCAAGATGGTTACGATCCATCAAACGTACTTTTCAAGGATACTGTGTGTTATTGATCCTGGTAATGTAATATTCCCAGCTACCAAGTCCAGTCACAGTAACCGAGAACGACGGTGTGTTAGAAGGTGATCCAGTCACCGTAAGCGCAAACAACATGAGGATATATCCAGAACCGGTACCACCAAACTTTAACCCCACCTGAGTGGCATTACCTGCTATAGGAGAAGCAGTGATACCAGTTCCTGTTGCTTGTAAAGACACTAAAAATGTTCCCCCTGTGGTAAAGAAGAAACTCAATACTCCTGATGATACTGTTGCAAATCCATAAGGGATGCCAGAACTACCCAGCACCACAGTGGAACTTCCATTAACAAATTGGAGAATTGAGTTGGCTGGCTGAGCTTCAAATAAAGACACCGAATACTCGACATAAATGTCACCAATAGAATTGGTGCTGCTACCACCGTACACTCCAAACATGAATTGTCCAAGCTCCACGAGTTTCTTATCCACAACATCACCAGCAAAGGTGAATCGACGTTTGGAATCACATGGTATGTCAAGACAATTTTCTGCCCAAGGAGCTCCCTCGGCTGTGTGCTGGTATGATGACATTTCAAATCTATCGGCTGGAACTTGATCCTGTGAATCTTTGTCCCACATGAGATTAACTCTGCCAGTTTCTGTAGTAGCACAGGAAGGAACATAACAAAACCTAACACGAGTGAAAGTAAATTCGTCAAAGTTGGAAGCTATGGAATTCAACCAGGTGAACTGTGTGCTAAGAGGGTTGATGGTGTAAGGACTATTACCTGTGGAATTGGAAACTATCCCATTATTGATTTGAAGGTTACCGTTTGTATTAAGAACGGTAGCCACCAACTCCCTATGAGAGATGTTGACAACTCCTTTGGAATTCTTGAATCTAGGCTTATTTCCAAACACTCTGCGAGATATTGCTACAGGTGCAGCAATAGCTCCAGGAAATGCACCAGGATGTGCAACCATCGATGACTCAACACGTTGCACTTCCTTGTTTCTCCTCTTTTGGTTCCACTTGGATATTGCCTCCTTCCCATACTGTCTTGCTAGTGGTAGTCCGTATTCGAGACCAGCACCAACCAGAACAGGGACAAGAGCTTTAGACCCACTAAAAGCCATATTCCCAGCATTGACAAGAGCTTTGTTGTTGTTATACTTAACTAACTGCTTCGACATTAGCTATCTAACTAGTTGACACTTTGGTGGTACTCGCTCCTCCAATAGTGATATATTGGATTTTCGAATGATCTTCAGTGAAAGATTGGTAAGGTCTTTCAGGAGGGCTTTGTCGCAATGCTCCAATAACAGCTATTAACACTATAACTATGATCCAAACCATCAGCAATGGAATTGGATCATAAGAATAGTGGATCACAACTTTCTTCATTAGAAATGGAAATGCTGTGTGACTTCAACATGTTCTCCAACGATTGTCATAGACACGCTGGGACCCATATCTTGTTTCACATCAGCTTCCTTGTGCACAGCCTTTGTTGCAACATCCCTGTAGGACTTGCCCTCACTTCCTTCACGAGATCTACTATTGTAGCGAGAACCATTTTGTGGGTTTTGTGAATTAGTAGACATGTTAGTATCCATGGTGAAACTTGGTCAGAGTTTTCATGCCTTAGAAAATGAAAGCAATGATGCTTCCTCAACAATGTCCGCATCAATGTTGCCCATAGGCAATTGCGGAAATTGTAGTTCTAAGGCCTCCTGCTCGTCGGGTAGTATTCCAAATGCCAACCAAAAGGAATAACGGGACTCATCATCAGGGGTGGAATCAGTGAAGGTCTCAGTGCGATTAAATTTGAATCTCCAATCATCTTCCAACTTAGAAGACAAGTCAGAGCCAACTTTTGGGGCCTTGTTGATGGGAAATCTTTTAAAAAATTCCTTCATCACAGGGACACCATCATTCAAGCACCTACCTCCCACACCCACTGCGTGAACCCATGCAGCTGCGTCTACTGGTCGAGCAATGTCATTAAGACAATGTAAATCCTTGCTAAGAGATTGGTGGAGATTGCGTATCATGCGATATGTGCCATTGATCTTCAATGGTCTGGTCTGACAAAATTCCTCGCGCTCAAGCACAGAGACTGTATCCTCAACTTTCATTGTGAATCCCAACTCTGTGTAGTAGTCAATGAGCCCTTTACGGAAACGTCCTTCGGCCTCTGCTTCTATCACAACCATGCAATCATCACCATTGTTAGCAAGTCTGAACTTCTTAATCCCATTCTTTACACACCAATTCCAAACAGTGGCACACATAATGTAACAATTTCCACTGCTGGTATTCATGTCACCAGACATACGACAACCATCCACTTTATAACGGATCTCCCCATCAGGACAACGTGCCAATCCACGGTTGTGTAATTGCCAAGACAACAACCGCCGAAGCTCTGCGCGTTCTGAATGGGGAAACATCTCAAGCCACATCTTATGCTCGAATTGAAGTGCGTCTACAGAAATATGTTGATCGAACCTACTAGCATCCATGCCTATCCCAATGGGATTATCAAATGAATTCCACATAGATTCCATCTCAAGTCCCGCCTGATCAGCGCTCAATCCTTTAAAGATGGTTCTTCCGCCAAAAAGTTTGTTGATACCCTCGAACAAGTACTCTTCAGAATGCCGAAGATAACGGCCCAACTCCACATTATACCTAGGATCTCTAGGTTGTATCACCCGTGGAGCGGGATCGGGTTTAGCTGATATGTTCAATTTTTCAGCCTTGACAAACGTTGACAACCAGGCATCCTTTTCCGTCACCGGAAGCACCTCTAACGACTCCACAGCACGAGTATACCTTTCTAACTTGCGACCAGAATAAAAACCCAAGAATTGCTTGGGTGTTAATCTGGTGGTCTTAGTAAGGAAAGGTTTAATCGCACCATGAAACCGGGACAGCTGGTCAAACGCTCCAGGAATAGGTTTTGGGGTGGGCTGAAGCTCTCCTTTAACTTCAACCATGTATACCCTCTCCACCAACCCCCGCCGAACATTCTGCAGGGAGTGATCATGCACTCCATACCGGATATGTGTACCCATCCCAGAAAACCGGTACAATTTCCTGGGATTTGAGAGGGGGAGTCCTCGCGTCACAAGCAACCCCTCAGGTTCACCACGCACTGTCGGCGTGGTGAACCCGCTTGTGACGAGTAGGCCTCCCTATTTGGAACTATCAGGCCCCATCTGGGCCTGGAGTTCCTGGAACTCTGCAGTTTGCCTCATACTAGCTGCCAAGATATCACTATCCAGTGGAATAAAGCATGCTGCAACAGCTATAGGAGCAAGGTGGGCTATGTGAGCTGGTCTAACACCATGTGATTTCATTTCGGTACGGACAAGTCTGGCGTACACCATTTCATTTGCTTTGGAATATTTGAGTAATCCAACTTGTGCTTTCACTGATTGTGCAACTCTTGAGGCGTAAGATAATTTCCTGTTTGGGCGCACTCGTTTTACTTCCGTATTCTCGGCCCCAGGAATCAAATCGCTATCAAGATTATCACATTTCTCAGCTTCAGCTCCAAACTTGAACAATCCCTCAGTCTTGAAGCAAGCAATTATGGTGTTTACACTCTCCCTAGCCTTGGGATGTAATTTCACATCAATGAGAAAGACCTTCTTAACACAGACCACCAGACCCCAACATGCACACACAAAAACAGTGACAGTGGGGAACAAGAAAAGTGAGCAGAAACCCAAACTATAGAGGACAATGCTGTAAAACCGAGCATAGTTGAACACCTCCATGATCCTTGATCAAACAGACAACTTGTCAACGAGATACTGG